ACAACTATACTTGGGAATGTGTAAGTGAGATACTTACCAAAATTTCAGAGATAGAGGGCTTTGAAGAGGCGACCGATACTGCGGTTCGTGAATATGTTTATGAAGCTATGGAGGGTGTGTGATGAGCAATTTACAGTGGGAATATCAGGCATACGGTAATTACAAAGACGAGATTCTTGAAGATGTAAAAGAATCACTCACCTACAAACTTTCTGGTCCCGGTATGGTAATCGCAAGTTATCTATCCGATGCACAAGAATTGATTGCGGTCAACGATTCCGAACGGGCTCGTCAGTATATCAATATCGCAAAAATGTTGATGATGGAATTTGAACTAGGATTCAACCCACGATGATACAATATCTTTTTTCCTTTATCGGTGTGGTCGCTATTATAGCGGCCATTTATCTTTTGGAACGACTAAAAAATGATGTATGATGAGCCATTCTATATTGTTGCGGGCACAAGAAAAGAGTTTGAAGATTTTGTGATACGCAAGAACATGATGGGATTATACTACAATTGGAAATATGTGTGGAATGCCGATATGTTGCGTGGATTGAATAGAATTCGTGGTTTTTATGTCGGTACATATGAGGAGCGTGAAGATTGGCCACAGATTGAACTTGCTATTCAGACAATAAAATCAAAAGGTGGCTGACTTGACAAAGATTGTCGGTATTGATATAATTATTTTTGTTTCTTTGATATGGAGATTGTTATGAGTGGCCCTGGTTTGACTGAAGATGAAATTAATGAACTAGCCAAAGAATTGGCTGAAATTACACTGACTGAAGATATTGAAGCCGAGTTTGAAGCGTACATGGATGCTGCATGGGCAGAGCACGAATTACAAATGTATGCCGCCAATTCATACGACAATGATGCGATTGCATACGGTGAGTTCTAATGAAACTTTGCAAGGACTGCAAATACTTTACTGAAGCCTCCAATAAAGAGGCTTTTTGTTTACATTCAGAATCGGTGATATATGATGATCCCGTATATGGTGAACATTCAAAACGAACTTGCCGTGAAATGCGATTAGGTATTCCAGAACGTGCTGCATTATGTGGCAGAACTGGTAAATTATGGGTTGCATCTGCTGCGTTTGTGCCTAATGAAAGAGTTTGATTACAATCTGGATTATAAGATACTAGACTTCACCAAACCATCGGTGCGTAAGATGTACCGCATTGGTCGTGGTGAGCAAGGTGTGCTACTGGTGCGTCCATATACAAATGATATTTGTAAATACTGGCGATTCAAAACGCCGAGTGAGGCACAGATATCAGCGACTAAAATATATGCCATGTTCCTTGATTATTTGGATACCGATGACTTTATTGGTGCTGACATGGCACGAAAGTTTTTAGAGATGGGATTTACACGGGCAAGACGATATGCAAATCATCACTCTGGTAAAAAATATGATGAGCGTGGTAATGTGCGACCACAAGAAAAAGACCATGCAACATGCCATTATGCTGAGTCTGCATCAATCTTTTTAGAGTATCGGCGCACTGCTGCTGCACACCCAAAGTATCAATCTTTACGCAAACAATGGAGAAATAATGAATAAATTGATTATACTATTTTTGATGCCTTTGTCCATTATCGTGACTGGCTGTAATACTACTGCTGGTCTACTGACTGGTGCTGGTAAAGATTTACAGACTGCTGGTGATTGGATGAGTCCAAAAGAAAAAGTGCCACTGAAATGAAATATTGGTCTATTTCCTATCTTGATCATAATGCATTGGGTGAAATATATGTTCACCACGAAACATTATCAGATAAAGAGATTTTGGATGCATTTTGGGTGCAATGGTTTACTCATATGATTGAAGCAAAACGCCCAGATTTTGAATTGACACCCGAAAATTGTATTGATGATTGGTGTCTGTTGTATCATGCCGAGCGTAATCATTGGCGTGAGATAAAGGAATATTATGAGTGATTTTCCAGACTTTGACCAAGCATACAAAACTGTACTGGTAAAAGACCTTGAGGATAAGTTTGAAGCATTGGCTGCAAATGCAAATTTCAATATCTACCATAGTGATATCTGGCGTGGTACTGCCCGTAAGTTTGCAGAATCAATTGTGCGTGAATGTGTATCATGTTGTGGATCACAAGCCGATAAACAAAATCTACTGAAACATTTTGGAATAACTAATGATTGATGAAGATAAAGTAATTGATGCGATTCGGCAAGAATATGCGACAAGTCTACTGGCTTTCACACCCGGACTGGAAAAACTACTTCGTTCAGTGTATCGTGCCGGTTATAAACAGCGTGAAATTGAAGAACTAGAACAAAAGATAAAAGAACTACAGGAGAAAAGTGAATGATTGTCCTGATATTAGTATTGGTATTTCTATTTGCAGGTGAGCCTGATTTGTGGGATAATCTACATGATTGGGCTATGCGGTCAACTTCACCAAATACAACCAATGTTACCATTGTGAATGGAGACTGTAAAAAATGAAAGAGATTTTGACGATATTACAGGAAGAGTGTGCCGAAGTAATTCAGATTGCATCAAAGATACACCGATTTGGCCATCATCCTGACAATATGAAACGGCTAGCAGAAGAACTAGGCGACCTACAGTGCATGATTGATTTGTGTGTTGAACATGACTTGGTTGATGCGACAAAGTTACAAATATACAGCCAAGAGAAAAGACAAAAACTGAAAGTGTGGAGTAACATAGACGCATTATGACCTACAAATACGATTTGGTGTACCGCCTACGCAAACGAGCAGAGATACGCCGTCAAATACCAGGACGCAAATCAGTGGAAGAGGGTAAGCCTGACCGTATTGCTGATCTATTGGAAGAAGCCGCAAATGAAATTGAACGGCTGCGTGAATATGAATGGATGTATAAGGATTTAGAATAAATAGTGATATGATTCGGTGATAAACCAATCCATACCAAATATGTCCGATCCAAAAGAAGAACTCAAAAAGCACAGACCCAAAAAGAAAAAGATGACGGTACCAGCCGAATTCTTACAAGAAGCAAAATCCTACGATGACAAATTAGTTCTGGTAAAAACACTGACCGAGATGGAAAAAGGTCGTGTGCTATTGATCATAAAGGGTATGTTATCTGATGCTGTAAAGGCCAGAGACAAAAAATGAAGCAACTATTGGAAATGTTACCGAAAATCTTGGGCATGATGCCTGAGATAGTAAAGTACATAAAATACTTTCCAATTCTAATGATAATGGGCGGCATTGGCTATGGTGTGTACTATGTGGCGCAAAACTACAAAGACCCATACAAGTGCTATAATAATCAATTGTTCCAACAAAAGTCCATTGATTCCAATGTGTATGTTTTTGTTGGTGATGTATGTGTGAGTGGCGATGAAAAACCTACTGAACAAACTGAAGAATAATACCAGTAATATTATAGTGTGGAGTAGTTATCTTGTACTATTCATTGCAAGTGCTACTGCATACACAATTATCCGAGACAAGCGCCTAGACGCCCAGGACCACTGTGAGCGATACCATGGCGTCCTATTCACTGATCGTACCGGTGCCTATATCTGTATCAAGGAGAAGTCCATAGTAAAATGATAATTGTTCTCATTGGACAGTGTGCTATCATTTTGTTATGTATTGCCATCCTGATATCTTCCTCCGAGGAATAAATTACTTGACATTCCAGCCAGTCTTTGATACTATATCACTGTGATGATTGATATGGAGATGGTGATGTTTACTGCTGCTGAATTGAGTCTGGCCTACGCTTCTTACAAAGGGCCTGTGGTTGTTGCTAAAATGGCAAAACCCCGTCCGTCTGAAAAAACTTTCCGAAATAACAAATACAGTATTTACAATATTGGTCGTGTGGCTGCTGCTGTAAAAGGCCGTGGTATGTTTGCTACTATTGATAGGATATAATTATGTGGAATCTTGAAGGTAAGCGTGTTATTGGTATGTACATGGGTGAGTTCCCTGTTGCTGGTGTCGTGCGCCTGTCACGTGTAAAATACGGTGGTGGTGTGAGCCATCATGTTGAATTAGATAAACCCATCAAAGTCTACAATGCGGTCCGTGATCGTGTTATTCTTGATGAACCTGAAGTGAAGGGAGTTGAGGTATGAGCCGTAAACACTTTGAATCGTTGGCAAAGTATATTCGTGGTATAATGGATTCTCATGCTCGGTTGCAGGCATCCATTGCTGTAGCATCGGCTTGCAAAGAAGCAAACCCGAGATTTGATACCGAGAAATTTTTTAAAGCTTGTGGAGTTTGATATGTATACAGTGAATTTTGGTTTGGTGCGTATTGTCTGTGAAGGCAGTCCGTTTGATGTAACCTACGATGTCCGTGTAGAATGGCTTCGTGATGATGAATGGAAACTATTTCAAGGTTTCAATAGTCTGTCCGATGACTATGCTATGACCAATGCACGTGAGGCAGCAGGTCGTGCCGTAGCGAAAATTGCTGCTGAAAAAGCAGCCAATCTTCCTGGGGTGCCAGCCTGATGTTCATGTTCGATATTGAAACATTAGGGATAGAATCCACTTCGGTGATTCTATCCCTTTCTTGTATATACTTCCGTTCTGAAGATAAGCCTACCTATCAGCAATTAAAACAGGATGCATTCTTTGTTAAGTTTGATGCCAAGGATCAAGCCACACGCCTGAATAGGAAGATTGACAAAGGCACCCTGGAGTGGTGGAATAAACAATGTGATATGGTCAAGGATGTATCATACAAGCCAACCAAGGATGATTACAAGCTAGAGGACGGACTGAAATTATTCCATGACTGGGTAAAAACAAAGAATGATGATGAATGTTGGATATGGGCACGTGGCAGCCTGGACCAGGTGATACTCCAATCATGTGAACGTGCTGTAGGACTTGAGACCATATTTCCACATAACCAATGGCGTGATGTCCGAACGGCTATAGATTTGCTGTATGGTGCGGTCAATGGCTATTGTGATGTAGACCATCCTGATTTTCTGTATGACCGTGATGTATATAAGCACAATCCCATTGATGACTGCGCCCTGGATATTATGATGCTGATATATGGCAAAGAAAAGACGCCCGCTGCCTAATCCTACACCTGTACCGCATCATTCACCATGGAAAAATATTTGGATTGACGATATGGACCAAAATATTGTAGACAATACCGTATGGATCGTGGCTGGCTCTTTTGCTGAATATTTGGACTATTACCACGAATACGGTGGTGCAGCCCGTTTTCAGGGCAAAACCTTCTGTTATGTTGATAATCCTGATGTATTAAATGGCGTCAAAAATCCTCATGGTTTATGCATTGGAGACTGGAAAAATCACCCAAAAGCAATAGAAATCATACAAAAATTGCATGATTGCCACAATGCTAATAATCCTGCAATCCATAAGCTATACACTGAAATATTAGCACATACCCTCAAGGGCGTATAATACTTGACTTAACCACCGATTCCTGCGATAATATAAATGTGGTGATGATATGGAGGTTGAAATGTTCTGGTTTCTTATAGTTTTGGCAATTATTGTCTGGATTGTAACTCTTCCCAAAGGTGAGTAAAATGAAAGCTATGTTCTCGGACGCTGATGTAGCCCTGGCTGTGACTGATGCAATTAAGACTGGTGACGTGACCCATGTCCGTATCAAGCCCAATAAAGTTCCCAAGGATGCATATTACCCTAACATGGGTACGATAGGTCAACGGATTCGGCGTAAGGCATTCAAAGCTGGTACTGATGGCTTTTCAATGGCATATCCTAAAAATGATATGATGAGCAAGTTTAAAAATCACAAAAGTATTGGACACTATTGACAGGAGATTATTATGCCTGAGGTGAAAATTAAAGGTGCATTGTATAAAGTCACAATCACTGAATATGATGACGGCGCACAAAGGCCATGGGGCGAAAAATACTTTGATAATGAGGCTGAAGCTAAGGCCTATTGTGAAACATATAACCGTGAGAATCGTGGCATACCTAGTTGGTACACACGTGCCAGTTACTATAAGGTGAAAGCATGACATATGCAATTGGACAAAAATTTCAGAATACGGGTATGTTCCCTGAGGTGTACGTTCTAGCCCAGGTAGCATTCAAACAAGTCGGACTGGTGAGTATTGATTCTGGCAATCGTTGGTATGACCCTGTAAATGTCGTTGATGTAACGGAGATAACCGATATTGAGTTTGAAGTTATCGCTGGTGATACACCCGAACAATTTGAGTTAATTACAAAGGAAACAAATTAAATGCAAACATATTACATTAAAGGAGAACGAACCAGCGGTGAGGTGGAAACACTAGGTACCTACAATACTGAGGAAGAAGCCCTGGCCCAACTGGAAATTGAAAAGTCCAAACGAACCATTGATGGTGTATGTACATGGACAATTTGGATTGAAAATGTAAAAGACGTCCTGAGTTAATCAATGAGCCGTGATGTAATATACTGGCACCGCATGGAAAAGACGGACATACCAGATGATCCGTATTGCCGAGTGCCATTTAACATGGACCGAGCTACCGAGATTTCCATGCAAATATTTAATGGTGGTACGGCTGCTGTGCAGGAAAGACTCCAGAAGGCTGTATCCACTCGTGGTTATCATATTGTAAACATAGACTGGATGCGAAAAGAGTTGCAATTGGTGCAACAAAAAAATACTTGACTTAAGTACCGATTCCATCTATACTAGAACCATAGAGAAACGAACTGAAGGAGTGAATTATGAAAGTAACAACAATTTCTGTGGTGGGTGGATGGCAAACCGCTGTGATTTTTGCAGATGGTACACAATCCCTGGTAGGTCCTGTATGCAATAAATGTTCCGACACCTGGGACTGGCAGCGAGCCAACCTTTTCAATGTCGCATCCGAATATGTAATGGTGAAACTATGAACAAAGTTTTTATAGTAGTAGAATGTGAAGCCTACGAGGGAGATACCGTTCTCCGTGTATTCTCGAAGTATAATGAGGCTATAGCATACGGTGAGTCCCTGGTGTTTGACGGTACTATTACCGAGTATGATGTATATGAGCGTGAAGTTTACTGAACTCTGAGGTGTACTAATGAATGCATATGAAATTCTCCGTGAAGCACAAAATTTCGTGCATCCCGATGATGTAGATTATTTCCGTCAATATTATACAATGAATCGCCAGTTTTATAATGTAAAAACTTCAGTGTATCTAACCCTAGACTATATGGATCTCCTAGACGATTTTCTAGAGTTAGTATAAATGACCATGAGCACCAGAAGGAGCAAAAAATGGACAAGGCAATATATGTAATCGAGGGCGTCGGCGAGTATGGCCTAGACTTAGACCATAGCCCAGGCGTAGGTGGCTATTACGTGAAACTGTACGATGGCTCCTATGATGCCTCAGGATTTGACACTGAAAAAGAAGCCCGAGAGGAACTAGAATATCTGGTATCATAATGAGTACCGAATTCAAGGACATTCTATACTTCAATCACATGCTAGAGATGGCTGGCATTGACCGCATGTATAAGATACCGTTCACGACATCCAAACATTCCGATATGATTCAATATGCCACAGTAAACGGGCGAAGCCAGCTATGGGAACGGATGCACATAGCCTGCGCCAAACAAGGCTTTAGGCTAGTATCAGTCCGCTGGGAAGAAAATGTTGCAATAGTGCAGAAAATACCATAATGGCAATAAATCCAATACTATTGATGGTGATCCGCTGATAGTTTTTAGCTATTGCATTCGCACTAGGTCCAGGGATGCTATTTAGTCAACCCTCCTGAGTACCCGAATCTGCCCTCTATCGGCCACCGATCCGCACTGTTGCTCAAACGCAACGGGACCGGGCACCACTCCACAATCATTACCGCACCGCTTGACAAAGGTACCGATGCCCGTTATACTGTAGTTAATGAGTGATTGATTGGAGTTTGAAATGGCTTTGGAACTGATTGACTGGATTTTCATTATAGCAACACCGCTGGCTTGTGTGTATATTCTGTGGGATGCAGTAATGGATCGGAGTTAATAAATGTATAACGTGCTATTTCCCTCCGGTCGTGTGCTAGAATTATGTTCCCTGGAGCTGGCAGAGATGTATTGCAAAGCTTATAATGGCTCACTTTTACCGAGCGTGACACTTGACACAGAGGCAGCACCTTGTTATAATGCTTCTGTGGTGAATGATATGGAGGTTATATGATTGTCCAAAAAGAAACACTGAACCGTATTGCTGAACTCCGTTACCTTGGCTATGGTATTCAGTCCATTGCTGCAATACTGAACCTTGCTGTGGCTGATGTAGCAGGCGCAATTAAGGCTTATAAGTTTATTTCTTGGTCCGAACGACCACTGTAAGGAGTATATAATGAGAGAATCAATAGCACAATTCAGCAAAGCAGAGTCCGCAGTGGCCGTCAATCAGGCCGTTCTGTGGCGCACTGTACCCGTGGAGACTATTAAGGCACGTAAGCGTAAGGTCAAGCGTGTAGCAGTGGCAAAGCAGTCCAGAGGCTATATTAAAGGCTCTGCTGGTTTTGCAGTAGGCTATCCACGAAAGGTTTTCATCTAATGCGTTTCACTCATGAGGAACTAGCCGCTGCTGTGGCTGAGTTTGAAGCAAAGGCGGCAGTCCGTGTGGCGCCTGGTTTTGGGCATAACAAGGACATTACAATCTACGGAGCAGAGAATGTCACAATTCAAAAGACTAGTGCAGGAGATTCTGGACCTAACGAGCCTGGGACTGAGTGAGCTGGAAGTAGCCAATGCAGTAGGCGTTAGCCGTGGTGTAGTGGACTATGTGGTGGAGATGTACGGGTGTGGTACCATGGCATAGCATAGAGGGCTTATGTTATATTATAGGCAAAAGCTACAATCAAAGGAACATGCTATTTCAAAGCAACCTTATTGAGAGAAAACTCAGGTTCATCTATTGACCTGCACCAAAATTTTTTTCGGAGTATAAAAATGGTCCAACTACGATGGTATTCCAGCCACAATAAGCCACAGAGACTTCAGTATAGGCAGCTATACAATACTACAGTCTATGCTGGGATGCCCACGGAGATGCAAAAATTGGAGTCTGCTAAGTTTGAGTGGTCAGAGTGGATGGACGTTCCTGAGGTAAAAGAAGCCACTGAAAATTTTTTTCTGGCCAAAAATCATGGCCACCCTTGATGGACCTCGGAACGACCTTGGAGGTAATACTATGAACGAACGAATTCAAGAACTTGCTGAACAGTCTGGTGCAGGTTGGGATCACAAATATCATTGGTATGTGGGTTCAGTGGTGATGGAAAGATTCGCTGAGTTGATTGTGCAAGAATGTGCTGGCGTTGATTTATATTGGTTGAGCGAACAGGATCGGAAAGCGGTCGCTGAAAAGATCAAACAACATTTTGGAGTAGAATAATGTCTCAACTATACACATATTACTATATTCCTAATCACTTTGGTTATGGTGAGCCAAATGTAGAGGATGCTTATGAGTTTAAGTTCAGTTCTGACATTTCGGCTGTTGGTGGTGGCTATGATGATTTTGAGGCTCGCTGGTTGATAGAAGAAATTGCTAAGGACTGGTATTGTAATCGTGATGGCTGGGAGATTGGTAATTCTTGGAATGGCAGCTATCGTGACTTCGCATTATGGGATACAAATAAGCAGTTCGTTGGAGTCTTTGAAGTGATGTTGGAGTATGAACCGAGTTTTAGTGCTTATAGGAAAGATAAATGATAATCCTTGAAAAAGAATATGATGGTCATAGCATCGTTGATATGTCTAGGGATATCTATGAGTCCTTTGATGACCGATTTAATCCTGTGATTACTGAGATACCGGTAGATAAACACGGGTTCCAGACTGGTACTTTTACTGTAACAATCACTTGGAGTGCATAAAATGCCCTGGATATCGCTGATTCTTTTCATTTTTGCATTTAGTCTGGGTGCTTTTGTTGCTACTTTGATAATAAAATCGTTAGAATCTTAGCATTTTGAGACAAAACCGATGGGAATCTTCTATTTTTCAGACAAAAATGCTTGACGTAGGGCTGAATTTCGCTTATAATCTGTACATACACTGAGATTTGGAGAAAAAAATCATGAAAACTACTGTGAATTCTGATCTGGCTACGGCTCTGATTGCTTATAAAGATGTTATCATCGCTGATTATGAGAAACGGTTGTCATGCCGTGATGAGGATGGCAATCTCCGCTTCGGAATTGAGTTTGAAGAAGGCTCAAAATACGTAAAAGTTGTCTCTTTGTCATGGTCCTCACGCTCGGTTCACTCTTTTGTCGAAAAAGCAACGGGTGATATCTGGAGAGCAGCGTCATGGAAGGCGCCTGCACGTAATTTCGCACGTGGAAACGTGTTTGCTCCTACTACCTACGTGAATCGCACGTCCTGGACGGGCGTAGTATGATAAAACGCTATGCTTGGAAAGAAATTTCATACAAATTTTACTACTATGACACAGAAATCGGCAAAATCGTCGGTTTTTGTGCTAAACATGCAAACTCCGATGTTTGGTTTGCAGTTGTTTACATAGGTGAATACACTTTTACACTCGATACTGAAAAACACCTTGGTCTTTATGTCGATTTTGACTCGGCCAAGGCTGCTGTAGCACATTTTTGGGATATTTCTAACCGTACACTGATAGAATAAAGAGGATTATGTAATGAGTCATTTTTTGCGTTCTGGTAATACTTGGAAAGTTGCTGATGAACGAGCCGTGGAAGTTGCTGACAAGCTTCCTCCCGGCAATTATGTCATTAAGCAAGATCCATTTGGTAACCTATTTCTTGAGGAAATAGAAAAGTTTGAATTCAAGGGTAAAAAGTACGGTGATAACGACAAAAATCGTGACCGCATCTTTTCTACCTTCCTGAGCCGAAATGTTTCTACTGGTGTAATGCTCACTGGTGAAAAAGGTTCTGGTAAAACATTACTGGCAAAAACTTTGACAATGAAATGTCATGAAGAAGGCATTCCTTGCATCGTAATTAATTCACCTTGGCGTGGTGATGATTTTAATAAACTTTTGCAAGATATCTCACAACCTTGCATGGTGTTGTTCGATGAATTTGAGAAAGTTTACGATTCCGATCAACAAGAAGATATGTTGACTTTGCTTGATGGTGTATTTCCGAGCAAAAAATTGTTTGTGCTGACTTGTAATGATAAATGGCGTGTGGATCGTCACATGCGTAATCGTCCCGGTCGTATTTTCTACATGCTAGACTTCAAAGGTCTATCGCCTGAGTTTATTGAAGAATATTGCTGGGACAATCTGAAAAACACTGACAATATTCAGTCTGTTGTCAATGTCGGTGCTATGTTCACAGAATTCAACTTTGATATGCTCAAAGCATTGGTCGAAGAAATGAATCGGTATAATGAAACTGCACAGGAATCGATGCGTATGCTAAATGCCCGTCCTGAATTTGACGATGGTGGTGCATATGATGTTTTTCTGACTCCGGTGGGCCAGCACACACCGTTGGACAAAAATATGCTGGAGGAGGACTCTTACAAAGGCAATCCATTAACAAGCAATCAGTTCAGCCTGTGTTACAAGCAAATAGACAAAGACGAAGAAACGGGGGACGAGGATTGGAGTTGGGAATACCTGCGGTTCTCTCAAACAAACTTAAAGCACTTGGACGCCAAAAGAGGTGAGTTTACATTCATCAATGAAGATGGTGACAAGCTTGTGCTGGTTCGTCAAAAAGTTAAAAATTATTCTTATTGGGGAGCATTCTGATGTGGCGTAATCGTATTCGTACTGGATTGAGAATTGTCTTTGGCATTGGCATGGCAATTGCATGTTTTGGTAATCGTTTTGATGTTGCAAGTTATGCGGTGCTGATGCTAATTCTGATGGAACTTGAGGATATTAATGAGTCCAGAACTTGACCAAAAACTATGTGAGAAATACCCACTAATCATGGCAGAGCGTCGTCTTGGTGCAATGGAAACTGCCATGTGTTGGGGTTTTGAGCATGGTGACGGCTGGTACAATCTGCTGGATTCTGCTATGCGGCTCGTCCAGTCGCATATTGATATGGTGAATCGTCGTGGTTATGAAATTGAGCAAGTTGTATTTGAGCAAGTCAAAGAAAAGTTTGGCATGTTGACGATTTATCATCGTGGCGGTAATTCTTACACTGAAGGCGTTCTCCGCATGGCAGAAGAAATGAGTCGCCATGTCTGTGAAGAGTGTGGTGACGTTGGATATCCAAACGATAAAGGATGGATTCGAACACTTTGCGATGAACATCATGCAAAAGTGTGATACATAATTTTATTTTAGGAGACAAAATGGACTTAGCAAGAGCAAGAAATATTGCAGAAACTTCTGCGCCTTCACTTTCAACAATTTCTGATACCGAATTGGCTGCGTACACAGAAGCAATTCTACGTGATGCTGCATCATGGCTTCATCCTCATCTGACTGGTATGATCAGCCGTGAAAAAGCAGTTGAGGTAGTTCTTGAGAGATTTAGTATAGAACCGTGATATTTCTTAATGTACTTTTGGCTGTACTGTTTTGGACTATGGTTGATGAGGCTGTAGCCGATGATCGCCCCGGTTGGGGTTTTCTTTATCTTTTTGTTTCTGCCATGAACGGTGCTTCTGTCATGGCAGAACTTTTTTAGGAGTGTAAAATGGATTTGAAAGAAACTTTAGTAGTTATTGGTGGTATTCTGTTATTTTTTGGTATGTTGTTTTTCACGACCATCTATGAAGCAACAATGAAAGAAGAATGCCGACTTGCTGCTATTGAGCAAGGATATGCTGCTGTTGAAGTCCAAGCAATTTGTAAATAAGGAGATATCATGCCTAATTGGTGCGACAATACGCTACACTTGCGTAATTCAGACAAAGCAAAACTTGATGCTGTTGAAGCGGTTCTTGCAGATAGAGAAAATCAAGAACTATTCAAACATTTGCGCCCATACGAAGGTGAATGGGACTATGGCTGGTGTTGCGAAAATTGGGGCACCAAATGGGAATCACGGATCATTGATTTTGACCGTCCTGATGACAATGAGATAACTGTTTATTTTGAAACTGCGTGGGGCCCGCCTGTCGTTCTGTATTCATACTTACATGAATTGAATGAAGGCTGGGAAGTGGAAGCATACTATCACGAACCGGGTATGTGCTTTGCTGGCATATGGCGTGATGGTGAAGATGATTATTATGAATATTCAGATTTGAGTCCTGAAGAAATTGAAGAAGAATTACCTTCAGTTTTGGATGAAATGTACGGTATTGCTGATTACAAGCGTGATTGGCTGTCCGAACAAGATGAAGAAGATGAAGAACTTGAATGGCCTGAGCCAAAAGAAAAAGAATGAGTTACGGAATATACTCAAATTCGTATCAAGGTGACTACAAACGTGTTTTGACAGTTTGTTCTGCAAACATGTTGCGGTCGCCTACGATGGCGCACGTGCTTTCTGCTGAACCGTACAATTTCAACACACGGTCAGCCGGCACTGCTGGATTTGCTTTAATTCCTGTAACTGAAGATTTGCTGATGTGGGCTGATGAGGTTGTATGTGCTGATACTGAACATGCAATGTGGATCCGTGACAAGATGATGGAATGGATGCTGGATAAGCCCGTCATCAATTTGAATATCCCTGATATCTACGAATATCGCAATCCAGAACTGATTGAACTAATTAAGGAGCGTTATGAACAACGAACTGCTGGAACAACTGGCGCTTAGAACTGGCGGAAGTTACTTTCCGTCAGTTTTTCATCATTATCAAAGAGACTATGTTCTCCATGTGTTGTCAGAAATACATCAAGTGTTTCAAAAACAACAATTTGACGGATATGCAATAGATTTCTGGGATGATATCGTGAAACACTTTGCCCTGGATAGTTACGAAATTGATAAGTTGCAAAAAAACGACACTTGACAAAGTTCGGAGCTCCTGAGATAATATCTTTACTGATTGATTTTATGGAGGTTTGTGATGGCTTATGTATCTCAAGAATTGAAGTCTAAATTGGCGCCTACTATCAAGGCAATTTGCAAAAAGTATGGCGTGAAGGCTAGCCTTGCTGTACGTAATCATTCTACGCTGGTGCTGAATGTAAAATCTGGTAAAGTTGATTTTATCGGCGATTATGGTAGCACTCCTGAATCACGTGCTGATGCTGAAAAGTTCGGCATTCAAGTGAATCCTTATCACTACAAAAGCCACTTCATCGGTGATTCGTATTTCTTTTTGTCAGAAGTTATTCCTGCAATGAATGCTGGCAACTGGGACAAATCTGATGCACAAGTTGATTATTTCAATGTCGGCTGGTACATTGATGTAAATATTGGTAAGTGGAACAAACCCTACACTCTGGAGGCATAATCATGGATCAAGTATCTAAAATCATGGCGTTTGAATCTGGTGAACTGGATTTTGATGCTACTGTTGAATTGTTTCAAGAATTGATTGATTCTGGCCTTGTGTGGCAGTTGCAAGGTTCGTATGGTCGTATGGCCAATTCTCTGATTGAGAACGGATATTGTAATGCTTAGTGAAGAAAAAATTGTTGCGAATCGTATTCGTACACCCGACGGTACGATTCTTGAATCAAAGCACCGCCACGACTATGTAACATATACCGATGCAAATGGTAAACAGTACATGGTTGATGGCGGTACTGACTATCTGCGCCGTATTGTGCATGATGATGCACCATATGAAGAATTGTCGGTGTATGCCGATGCGCCTCATGCCGTAATTCGTGAAGTATTCAAATGGGGTACACGTGGCAAAGATGGTAAGCAACCACTGAAATTCGTGGTGCTAAAAGATATGACCACGGATCACATTGAAGCAATTTTGGAAACACAAAATCTGCCAAGTTACATGCGAAAAATATTTTTGGACGAATTAGATTTTTTAGAATAAGTTGCATATATACTAATATGGACAAACTAATACACATTACGAAGCAGGCTCCCGAATATCGCACATTTAGCGATAATGGATCATGGGCGCCATCGTCGGAGGTTTGTGTATAGTTTGTAAACGTTAGCAGATATACAACAAACCCCGAAGCCCAAAAAGTTTCGGGGTTTTGTTTTTTGTGCTTGACAAAGTTTTGAAGTCCTGCGATAATACATTCTGTTGAGTGATTGTTCTTTTACAAATTGATAACTTTTTATCTGGGTGTAGCTTAGCCTGGTAGAGCGCCTGCTTTGGGAGCAGGAGGTCGGGAGTTCGATTCTCTCCACCCAGACCAGATAAAAAAATACTTGACAGAGTTTTGAAATTAGATTAGAATGATTTCTGTTGAGTGAGTGAGAAAAAAAACGGAAGTGAGCGATCCGACTCTGAGAAGAGTTCAGCAAGGGTTGATGCGGTAGGGCAGCTTCGGCATCTGTAATAGCGATTCCTTGTTAGTTCTTAAATTTATTACAACACGACAACGCATCAGGGCTTGGCCCTCCTCTGCGACACAAAAGAAACGGCACACCAGGATTCGTTCCTTCTCTGTGCTATTGAATAGTATAACTATGCACCCATCGTCTAGAGGCCTAGGACATTGCCCTTTCACGGCAGTAACACCGGTTCGAATCCGGTTGGGTGTGCCAAGTTTTTAATAGGAGACCTGTCATGGATAGTGACAAGAGTGGTAAGATGAAGGGAGTATAGTCAAACGGTTAAGACAGCGGACTTTTAATCCGTCAGGTCAGGGTTCGAATCCCTGTGCTCCCACCATATAAAAACACATTAGTTCTAAGGGTTGTTCCGAAGGTAATTATCTTCCATGAAGTCCTAGTGTGTTTCTATATGGTAGCAGTGAAGATGTGGCCGAAACGTAAAATGAAGCCAAACCCCTGGCTGTTACCATGCTTTTTTATGGCACTTTAGCATAGTTGGCCTAATGCGCTGCCCTGTCACGGCAGAGATCACGGGTTCGAATCCCGTAAGTGTCGCCAGAATTATTGCTCAGTAGATCAGTCGGTAGATCAGCGGACTGTTAATCCGTGTGTCGTTGGTTCGAGCCCAACCTGAGCAGCCAGTTTTGTATAACTGTTGGGAGTTCGCCAAGTTGGTAAGGCATCGGATTTTGATTCCGACATGCACAGGTTCGAGTCCTGTACTCCCTGCCAGAATAATCTGGGTTGGATGCTCTAATGGTAGGGCAGCGGACTGTAAATCCGTGGCTTCGGCAAGTAGGTTCGATCCCTACCCAACCCACCAGTAACGATGGTGTCTATAGTGTAGTGGTCTGCATAGGGTGCTGTGAACGCCTTGGTATGAGTTCGATCCTCATTAGACACCCCAAATAACTTGAGTTGTGGCAAGTATAGTCCACAAACAGGAGTGTAACCTGATTCATACAAATACTAAGTATGAAACGTGAATGAGCCATCTTTTGACCGTGTTCTTTAGGCAGGAAACACATAAGAAAACGGCAGGCGTTAAACGTGATTACAATCGCCTAGGTAATCAAAGTATTCGGTCTTTAGTAAAATGGATATTACGGTGGGCTACGGACCCGCAAGTGGGAGTTCGATTCTCTCAGGACCGGCCATATTATGGGGTTGTAGCTCAGTTGGGAGAGCAATTGCTTTGCAAGCAAAAGGTCGTCGGTTCGATTCCGTCCAGCTCCACCAGATTTTGCCCGTTTAGTTAAATGGTATAACAGTTGATTTGTAATCATCTATTGGCAGTTCGATTCTGTCAACGGGCACCAGTTTTATCGCAGAGTATGGAAGTGGTCATCCGCTTGGTCTCATAAGCCGAGAATCGCAGGTTCGAATCCTGCCTCTGCAACCATTTACAGGTGACTTATGTTCAAAAAAGAAATTGACTTGAATGAAGTGGCTGCATTTCTTGATACATGTGGTCCTGATACAAAAGTTTATGTTGGAGCAGACTCAGAACGTTTTCAAATAAACGGTGAATGGTTTGCCGATTACATTTTAGCAGTTGTGATACATATTGATGGACGACACGGTTGCAAAATATTCGGTGCAGTTCAACGTGAACGTGATTTTGAAGCAAAGAAAAATCGTCCACGTTTTCGTTTGATGAATGAAGTTTATAAAGTTTCAGAATTGTATTTGAAACTGTATGATGCAATACCACACGATATTCAGATTCATTTGGATATCAACCCAAGTGAAATGCATGGTAGTTCGTGTGTGGTAAATGAAGCGATTGGTTATATCAAAGGTACATGTAATGTGATACCATTGATCAAACCAAAAGCATTTGCAGCATCATATGCGGCTGATCGTTTCAAAACTTTAGTAGCATAATGCGGGTATAATTCAGTTGGTAGAATGCTTCCTTGCCAAGGAAAATGTCGTCGGTTCGAGTCCGACTACCCGCTCCAGTATTACGGTGTGGCGTAATGGCAGCGCAGGAGTCTCCAAAACTCTTAGTGGGGGTTCGATTCCCTCCACCGTAGCCATAATAAAAACTTATAAAGGACTTTTATGAAAGTGTACATTTGCGAAGTGTGTGGTCATACACACGATGAATCTGTAGAAGGTAAACTGGAAGATTTGCCAGCATATGCGAATTGTCCAGAATGTGGCAGTGATGCCAGAGAAGTTTATAAAGAGGCGCAGTGGTAATAAAGATTGGTGCTTTAGCTGATGTGGTCATAGCGGTGGCCTGAAGAGCCATGGAAGTTAGTTCGATTCTAACAGGCACCACCATTGTCCTGTAGTTAAATGGTATAACTGTCGATTGATAATCGACCATTACAAGTTCAATTCTTGTCGGGACAACCAGAATTGGTAATGTAGCACAATGGTAGTGCAGCACCTTCATACGGTGTGTGTTGGGAGTTCGAGTCTCTCCATTACCACCATGCGCCGGTGACGGAACGGTATACGTGTTGGTCTTAGAAACCAAATTTTGGGAGTTCGACTCTCCCCTGGCGCACCAAACACTCACCCTTGTATACGGTGTATAATAGGACAAGTAGTATACAAACGAATTGCGTGTGAGGCGATGCATCGTTAGCTCAGTGGTAGAGTCCCTGCCTTACAAGCAGGTTGTCGTTGGTTCGAATCCAGCACGATGCACCAGTATTACGGTAAGGTGGCAGAGAGGTCCAATGCAAGGGTCTGCAAAACCCTAAAGCCGTCGGTTCAAATCCGACCCTTACCTCCAAACGTGGAAGTGTGGATGAGTGGTTTAAATCAGCAGTCTTGAAAACTGCCGACTGTAAAAGGTCCGTGAGTTCGAATCTCACCGCTTCCGCCAAATAGGAGAAAAAAATGTTGATACTTACGACATTGCTAACAATGGTATTTTATTGGATATTGTTTGGTGTTGCTGTAACGGCATTTTTATTTTTGATGTATGGTATAGCATTAATCTCTGGAGTGTTGGCCGAGTTGGTCGAAGGCACTTTCCTGCTAAGAAAGCATACCTCATAAGGGTATCATTGGTTCGAATCCAATACACTCCGCCACTTGACAAAGTTTTTTGTTTGACGTATAATGTTTACTATTACTTGGAGAACGAAGTGAAAACAAAGACAAACAAATTAAACAAACCACGAAATTTTGTGGCAAAAGATTTGTTTACTCCGAAGTATCGTATGAAAGTAGAAGTAAATTCTTACAACCGTGCTTCCGAAAAACAAACTTTGCGAAAACAAAATGTCTATATTTAAGAAAAAAACTGAAGAAGCCGTCACACCTGCCATCTCTGGTAATGAAATGGAAGATTTTGACGGCTTTTATTTCGTTCCCGATAATGATGACTTTGATAACAATTACAAAATGATATTTTTCAACATGAAAGATGAGTATTCAAACTCAAAACCAGTTGAAAGTTCACATATGGGCTTGAAATATCATTTGTGTTTTTTCAAAACGGATGAGAATGGCGCACCTGTATTTGATGATGCATTTGAAGCGATACTTGTTGATCCTTTGGCATACATCAAAAATATGACGGGCACAGGTATCGGTGGTTGTGTACTGAAGAAAACTGAAAAGTCAGATGCATGGTGGACAGACTACTTGGATTATATTACAGGTGGTGAATTTAAGCAAAAAGTGAAAGAAGCATTTGGTTCTATTGCAAACAATTGATGGAGATTTATTATGGAACATATATTTTCTGGTGACACTAAAGATGGAAAACATGGTCGTAAATGGTTACTCGGTTTGCTAGAAACTGAAATCGTTGAAATTGAGTTCACAAAAAAAGATGGTACCGATCGTGTAATGAAATGCACACTGCAAGAAGATTACTTGCCTGAATATGGAGTGATTGAGATTGACAAAGATCGTTGGAAGAAAGATTCTCTTGCAGTCTTTGACATTGAAAAAGAAGGTTGGCGTTCATTCCGTTGGGATTCTGTAAAAGCAGTACGCTTTACTCTTGGAGATTAATATGCCCAAATATATCGTAGAACAAATTTCTGTTCACCGTAACGTTTATGTTGTAGAAGCAGAAAATCAAGATGAAGCAAAGAAAGTTGCAGCCGTTGCTGATGATAACTGGCAAGAATGGCTTGGTCAACTTGATGTTGATGTGAATGAGTATTCCGAAGAAAGAATTGCATACTTTAAACACAAAGATTATTTCTGGGCAGGCACTTCATACAAAGACACTGATGGATATCTTGCATACATACATCCATCAGGTGAACACATTGAACGTAAAGAAATTGTTGTCAGATAAATCAATGCGGGTGTAACTCAGTTGGTAGAGTGTTTGCCTTCCAAGCAAAATGTCGTCGGTTCGAGCCCGATCACCCGCTCCAAAGGTTAATTATGAAATCTTGGACCTTAGAAGTAAAACAACTAGAAGATGGTGATTACATTCTAGAATTCAATGATGAAATTCTGGCTGAAACTGGCTGGAAAGAAGGTGACAATCTAACATGGATTGACAATGGTAATGGTTCTTGGACGCTAAAAAAATTAGACGAGAATCATGAAAATACTGAGCAAAATCAATAGTAGTTTTTTTTAAATATAATAGGAGACATTATGAGTTTAAAAGGCACAAAAACCGCTGAGTGCTTAAAAGAGGCTTTTGCGGGTGAATCAATGGCAAATCGTCGTTATTTGTATTTCGCAAATCAGTGCGATATTTCTGGTGAGAATGAACTAGCAGCATTGTTCCGTTCTACAGCAGAGGGTGAAACTGGTCACGCACATGGTCATATGGAATATTTGATCGAAGGTGGTGCAGGTGAGCCTGGTACTGGTATGCCAGCAAAAACTGGTAAAGAGATGTTAGAAGCAGCAATTAGTGGCGAAACACACGAATACTCTGACATGTATCCTGGTATGGCAAAGATTGCACGTGAAGAGGGTTTTGATGAAGTCGCAGATTGGTTTGAAACTCTTGCGAAAGCAGAACGCTCACACGCCAATCGTTATCAAAAAGCATTAGACAAACATCTTTCTGAACAATAAGGAGATTCAAATGGCTTGGACTACACCCGCAGCACAAGATATGCGTTTTGGTTTTGAAATCACAATGTATATTGCAAATCGTTAAAACAAAAGCGGCTACCAAGCCGCTTTTTTATTCTTTAATACTTTTATTCTAAATTCAGAATCATTCGTCATATTTTTCAAAGCAGCATTTACTTGAACTGCTAATTTACAATCTTTGGTGACAAGAATTAGATTATTACCTTTGTTGGTGTAGATATAGTAAACATCTTCATCTTCATCTTTTTCAACATACATCATTTTGGTATCTCACAGTCAATCCATTTCAAATTTTGATAATAATCATAACCCCATGTTCCTTTAGGTAACAAACAACGACCGAGTTCTGGTTTATTCTCAATTCTTATTTGAACAACTGCCCAAATTAACCAAATTATGTAAATTGATAGAACTGTTGCTATTCCATACTTCCATGCATTGCAACGAATATGAGCGATTCTTTTTTGTCTTTTGATTGCAGCAATTCTATCGGATTCCCTTTTCTTTGCCCATGCTACTGCTTGCTCTTTTTTCATTTTCTCCATCATTTTCTCTACACGGGTGTAGAGATCACCTAATTCTGAAGGACAATTATAAACCATAAGTTCACGCAACTCAGCCTGCATAGCAGTTAGTCTGCTTTGCATGAGAACACGTTGAAGAGCACGTTTACCAAGACTTGCTTCACCAGTATAAACTTCTTGGGCACGTTTTTCTTCATCTTCAAAGATGGCAGTACACTTTGCAAAGTTTTCAAAGTAAACGCCCAACTCCTCACCTATCTTTGTGTAGATATCATCGGGTTGTTGATTTTTGAGTTCAAGAATGCGGTTCTTTTCCGCAATGTACTGATTCTTCTCAGCAATTGTGGCAGGCTTATCTTTGTGTTTTAGATGAAACTGATCCTCAAGGTCTTTTAGTACACCTTGAACGTCGCCAGCAACACTGGATATTTCTTTGTAGAGTTCGCAGCCTTTTTTGACTGCTTGAACAGCACCATTTGCAAGTGCAAACAGGGTTAGGGGATCCATTATCCTTTCTGTAACATTTCCTATAAGAAACATGAAAACGTTCAAAAAAGACAATCTTGACAATCACCCTGTATTTATGTTATACTGGAAGTTCGTGAATAAATACATCATGGAGATGTTATGAGCAAAGCAATTGATGTTAAGGCAATATTATCAAACAACAAAGAACCCAAATTTTCGGGTGAATTGTCACAATCGCAACTTACTCAAGCCCTGAGTTGGTACGCTCAGAATCGTGATAACAAAGATGCAATAAAGTACGCTACCGAATACTTCAAAAAGAAACTCAAAATCCCGGCTCCGGACGCTCTAAAATCCCAGCCCAGTACATTTGGGTTCATCTGTCGAATTGTGAGCAATGGCGGTCTCCTAAACGCTTCCAACACTACTTGGTTCAATGAAACAATCAGCAAACTCAAGCAGTCAGTTTCAGTTGTCAAAACAGCAACCACAAATGTCGTATCAATTCAAGATCACATTAAAAGAAAAGCAAGTGATTGTATCGGAGAACTGGAAGGTCAAATTGACGAACTGATAACATCAGAGTTCAAAGCAAATGTTTCACCTTATGCAACAATGACTGGTATGGAAGTCAAGGGTGCACATACAAAATTTATAATTGAACATTTCAAAACACGCCGTACAGAATATGATGATGTTTTGACAACAACTGATGCTGATGTCAAAGAAGCATATTCTAACTTTACAAAAACACAACTAAAAAAACTGATAGCATATTGTGATCAGGTAATTGTTGATGGTATGAAACTTGCTGGTGAAGCGGTGAAAACACGTAAGCCACGCAAACGTAAGGCAAAGTCTGCTGATCAACTTGTTGCTAAGATGAATTACGCAAAAGACTTTGCCGAATTGAAACTTGTGTCGATTGATCCTAAAACAATCATCGGTGCATCATCACTGTGGGTGTATAATACCAAAACACGAAAACTTGGTGTTTATCATGCACTTGATGCTGTTGGTCTTGGCATCAAAGGCTCTACGATACAAAATTTTGCCGAAAGTAAGTCTATTAGCAAAACACTCCGTAAACCGGCTGTGACTTTACCAGAAGTTCTGAAAGGTGGTAAAGTTGCATTGCGGAATATACTAAACGACATTCGTGCCGCAGAAACACAGTTGACAGGCCGAATAAACAATGATACAATTCTGTTGAGAACTGTAAAATGATAATCTTTGACTACAATCAAGTAGCCATCTCTACATTGATGGAACAAATCGGTTCATCTAAGAAACCGGTTGAAGAAGCATTGGTACGCCATATGATACTCAATGTGATTCGGACATATGTAAAGAAATTCAAGGCTACACATGGACCAGAAGTGGTAATTGCGTGTGATAATCGTAATTACTGGCGCCGTGAATTTTTTCCACAATACAAAGCATCACGTAAGAAAGCACGTGAGTCCTCTGGTCATGACTGGAATTCCATCTTTGAATGTTTACACAAAATCAAAGAAGAACTGAAAGATCATTCACCATACAAAGTGATTGATGTTGATACCGCTGAGGCTGATGACATTATTGCCACACTGACGATTCGTAATTCTGTACACCAGAAAATTATGATATTATCGTCAGACAAAGACTTTGCACAATTGCAAAAGTTTCCAAATGTTGAACAGTATTCACCGATACTGAAAAAGTTCATCAAAGAACCTTTGCCAGCAGTGCAACTGAAGCAGATGATTATTCGTGGTGACAAAGGCGATGGTATACCAAACATTCTATCGACCGATGATTCTATCATCAATGGTATTCGTCAGAAGCCTATCACAGAAGCAAAGATCATCAATTGGCTGAATCAAGCACCAGAAGAATTCTGTGAAGGTGAAATGCTGCGTAATTACAAGCGCAATGAAATGATGATTGACCTAACAAAAGTGCCAGAAACACTTCAGCAATCTATTATAGATACATATGATGCTGCTACTGGTCATACCAAACAGCATTTTATGAATTATATGATTGCCAATAAACTTAAAAACCTACTGGAAGTTATCGATGAGTTCTGAGAAACTATACTCCGAAATATTTGAGGAGTTTGAAAAAGCAACAACCAAACAAGAACGAATAAACATTTTACGCCGTGAAGGTGATGAACGTTTTCGTTTCTTTCTACAATTGGTGTTCAATCCTGCAATTGAGTTTGACATTGCACTGCCTGATAGATACAGGCCAGCAAAAGAACCTGCAGGATTGAACTATGCATATCTTGATACACAGATGCCAAAGATGTATCGGTTCATCAAGAATCATCCGATGCGTCCCGAAGGTTTTACCGCAGAAAAAACTACACAACAAATCTTAGTTATGGTAGAATCATTACACAAAGATGAGGCTGCTATTATACTTGATGTTCTGCAAAAAAGATTCAAAGTAAAACATTTAACTGCTAATTTAGTCAAAGAAGCATTTCCTGATTTAGTGATATGAGAATAGTTGTCGTATCTGGTGGATTCGACCCCATCCATTCTGGTCATCTTGCGATGCTGCGTGAAGCGGCAGGTATGGGTGACAAACTTATCGTTGGTGTAAACTCAGACATTTGGCTAACACGCAAGAAAGGCAAACCGTTCATGAACATATATGAACGCAAGGCCATTCTACAAGCAATTCGTTGGGTAGATGAAGTGTGGGAGTTTGACGATTCTGACGGTACAGCATGTGAATTGCTTGAACGAGTGATGTCACATTATACGACACGAATATATGAAAGTAATGAATTTGTCTTTGCGAATGGCGGAGACAGAAATGCAGAAAACAATGCTGAAGCAAATGTACCAGGTTGGGAATTTGCGTATGGTGTTGGTGGCAGTGATAAAAGAAATTCATCATCTTGGTTATTAAGGAGCTGGAATGAAAGTAGCGGTAGTGACACCGACCATAGGTTCAGATTATTTGGCGAAGTGCGTAGAGTCAATTCAGAATCAGACTTATGAAAATCTAACACATTATATTTTTGTTGATGGTGACGAATATACAGACAAAGTTATAGAAGTCACAAAAAATATTTCTGATAATAAAATAAAAGGAGTATTTCTTGAAGAGAATGTTGGTAAAGGTTGGTACGGGCATCGTGTATATGCTGCATGTGGCTTTCTTGTCAATGCTGATGCTGTATGTTACCTTGACGAAGATAATTGGTTTGAGCCTAATCACATTGAGAAACTTGTGGAGAGAATCCAAAAGGGCGTTGATTGGGCATACTCACTGAGAAAAGTCGTTGACAAAGAAGGTAATTATGTTTGCGATGATAACTGTGAATCATTAGGCCAATGGCCAATCTATTTCAATAAAGACGCATATCATATTGATACTTCATCATATATGGTGAAGATTGACATTGCACGTAAACTTGGCGCAGCATGGTATGGTCAATGGGGTGCAGATAGACAATTCTTCAATGCACTGAAACAATACTTTCCTAATTTTTCTTGTTCAAAACAATATTCACTGAACTATCGTTTGGATGCAAATCCTAATTCCGTAAATGCAGAGTTCTTTGAAAAAGGTAATGCAGAAAATGCCAAACAATATCCAGACGGCTTTCCTTGGCAGAAGCAATACTCGGAAGAGTATGTTGTTGGTCCTGGTATTACTATCGTGAGTGGATAATGACAGAAACACATAAGAGAACGATTGTACGTGCAATCAGTTGGCGCATCGTAGCAACACTTGTAACCGCAGCATTTACAGGATTATCTGGTGCAATTATTATCAACATATGGATGACTATTGCACATTACATTCATGAGAGAGCATGGTTGAAATTGGATTGGGGTAAAATAAATGAAAATAGAGAACACAGCGATTGAAGGTTTAAAAATCGTTAAGCCGGAGTCACATGAAGATTTTCGTGGCACGAATTTTGAGAGTTACAATAAAAAATATTATGACATTGGGTTTGATATTGATTTTGTTGTAGATAGTATCTCAACATCACGTAAGCATGTTCTACGTGGTATTCATGGTGATCACAGAACAACAAAACTTGTTTCGTGTTTGTATGGCACCATATACATGGTTGTACTTGATTTGAGACAAGACTCAAAAACTTATGGTATGTGGCAATCGTTTACACTATCAGATAGAAATAAACATCAATTATTGATACCACCAGGCTGTGGCAATGCACACTTGGTAATGTCTGATGAATGTGTATTCAGTTACAAACTTGATCAATACTATGATCGTGAATCACAGTTCACAATCAAGTGGAATGATCCGATGTATGCAATTCCATGGCCAATTAAAAATCCTATTTTGTCTGAAAGAGATAGATGAGAACAGCATTTGTAACAGGCGGTGCAGGTTATCTTGGATCACACTTAGCAAAAGCACTTAAACAAGCGGGTTATTATACCTTCTGTTTTGATTTGATGCTTCCAGAAAATGAAAAGTATTGGGACAATTATACAGTTGGTGATGTCCGAAATTTAGACGATTTGTATGAAGCATTTGAACTTCAAAGAATTAATGGAATAAAGTCTGATGTGGTGTTTCATCTTGCGGGTCTAATTGAAGTTGGTGAATCTGTTCACAAACCAGAAAAATATTGGCAAGTAAACGTAGGTGGTACTTGCAATCTACTTAATGTAATGAGGGAACTTGATGTTAGGAATATTGTTTATTCTTCTACTGCCGGTTTATATCGTTCTACTGGCACGGACCTCTCCGAAAAAGATCAAATAGCAGAGAACAATCCGTATGCAAACAGTAAGTATGCTGCGGAATGTGCAATTCGTAATTCAACATTGAATTATATTATCTTTAGATTCTTCAATCTTGCTGGTGCTGATCCTGATGGTGAGATGGGTGAATGTCATGAGCCAGAATCACACTTGATTCCGCTGATGTTTGAAAATCTAAATAACTTTGTTATCAATGGTGATGGCTACAACACGATTGATGGTACATGCGTTCGTGATTATGTGCATGTATCTGATGTTGCAGATGCACACATACTAGCCGACAACTATCTACAAACAAAATTACAGAATGAACCTAGACTATTCAATCTAGGTACAGGAAAAGGTCACACAATTCTACAAGTGATTGACACTGCTGAAAAAGAATTGGACATCAAAGTCAACTATTCGTTTGGTGCAAGAAGAGAGGGTGATCCTCCACGACTTGTTGCTATTCCAGACTTGGCCAAACGCTATCTAAATTTCAAACCTAAACATAATCTGAAGTCTATTTTGAGAACTGCGTATAATTGGTATGAGCACAGACACAGAAATTCCATTTGAAACATATGCACACTTTTTATCTGGCAATATTGAGCCGATGAATATTGAAGCAGCATCACGATGGTTACTGTATGCAAAATTCAACAAGATTGAAAAGCCACTCACACTTCACGTAAACTCTGAAGGTGGTGATTTGGGTGATGCCATCGGTCTTGTTGACTTGATGCGTGGGCTTGGTGTAACCGTCAGGACGCTTGGATACGGTAATGTAATGAGTGCTGGATTCATGATATTTGCTGCTGGTCAAAAAGGCTATCGGGCTATAGGCAAAAACACGACAATCATGATTCACCAGTTCAACGATGGATTTGACGGTAAGTATCATGACATGAAAGCGTATGCTAAAGAGTGTGACAGATACAACAAAAAGATGGAGCAGATTTTATCAGAATGTTCTAATCTTACTGTCAAAGATGTAAGAACTAAACTTCTAAAGTCAACTGATGTCTGGTTGTCTGCTGAAGAATTAGTAGAATATGGTATTGCGGATATTATCTTTTAGGAGTAATAAATATGTTGTCTGGCGGTAAAAAGTATCAGAAGCCAAAAAAGACCAAATTTCACAAAAACCATGAGAGCGATGAGTATCGTAATTTGAAGCAACACAAACATCATGATAAGACGATGTATCGCCTGCTAAAACAGGAAAACGATTATGTCTTACAAGGACGAGCTAAAGAAGCAGATTGAGCAGTTAGAACACCAAACAGATTCCAACAAACTACGCCTTCAGCAACTCTACCGTGAGTTGGCTGATGTTCAACTCAAAGAAAGAATTGGTGAGCAGCCAGTAAGCGTACAATTACTGCAAGGGTAATTCTACATGCCACCTATTCTCGGCTCATTTGGAGCAGCTTCATTATCATCATTTGGTTTTTCTAGAGGATTAGCTGTAAGAAGCACAGTCATATTGACTTTTAGTGGCACAACTGTCTGGACAATTCCGCCAGGAGTTACATCATTAGAATATCTGATCGTCGCTGGTGGCGGTGGTGCAATGAGTGGCGTTGGTGGTGGTGGTGGAGCAGGAGGTGTTCGTTCTGGAGCAGGATTTTCAGTAACGCCATCAACAACATATACGATATCTATTGGTGCGGGTGGCAGTGGTGTTGGAAATCAAGATGGTCTTGCTTCGAATGGAACAAATTCAGGTTTGTTCATAACATCAACAGGATTAAATTCATTATGGTCATCTGGGGGCGGTAGAGGTGGTGGTTATGGTCCAGGTGGAACAGGACCATTAAATGGTATGTCTGGTGGATCAGGTGGTGGTGGCGGAACATTAGGAACTGGATCAGGAAGTGCTTCTGGAGGATTAGGCACACCTGGTCAAGGATTTAATGGTGGAGCATCAAATGGTAATGCTGGTGGCGGTGGTGGTGGCGCTTCTTCTGCTGGTGTTTCTGCTCCGGCTGCAGGTAATGGAGGCATAGCAGTATTTTCCACAATTTCAGGCTCGAATGTAGCATACGCTGGTGGCGGTGGAGGCGCATTTGGTTACGGATTCTTCCCCGGTGCAAATGGAGCATTTGGTGATCCTGACAGCGGAAGATCCGCAAATAACAATACTGGTGGTGGAGGCGGTGGCGGTAGAGGTGCTACTGGTGCAGGTGGTTCAGGTGGTTCTGGAATAATTATTTTAAAGTTTGTTCCATCTTCCGGACCCACAATACAAAATGTTATTGTTTTTGGTGCATCATCATCATGGCTTGTTCCAACTGGAGCAACAACTGCTGACATGATGATTGTCGCTGGCGGAGGTGCTGGCGGTGGCGGTGCTGGTGCCGGTGGTGGTGGAGGTGGAGCTGGAGGACTAAGATTTATTTCAGCATATCCTGTTACTCCAGGTATTCGTTACACAATTTCAATTGGTGGAGGTGGTGTTGGAACTGGTGGTTATGGAGCATCTGGTAGCAACTCAGGCATTTTTAATGTGTCAAACTCTATATGGTCAACTGGTGGTGGAGGTGGTGGATCGGGAGAATCTGGAAACAGAAATGGCGCATCCGGTGGATCTGGTGGTGGTGGAGGTGAATTAAATCCAGCAGCTGGTGGTGGCGGTGCGGGTACACCCGGACAGGGCAACAATGGCGGAAATGCCGCATTTGGTGGTGGCGGCGGTGGTGGAGGCGGCGGCGGTGCTAATGCTGCTGGCACAAACGCAACATCAGGGCAAGGACATGGCGGCAGAGGTGGTTATTACACTCTAGACGGATCAAACACAGCATATGCTGGTGGTGGAGGCGGTGGCGCAGAATCTTCACCTAATGGATTGGGTGGTGAAGGTGGAGGTGGAAACGGTGCACCACCTCCGGGCGGTGGTGGTAGCCCCGGAACTGCAAATAAAGGAGGCGGTGGCGGCGGTGCTGCAAGATTTTCTGGTGCTCCCGGTGGAAGCGGAGGCTCTGGTATTTTGATTCTTAGATATTCTTAATGTTGTAAAAATACAACACACTTGACAAAGATAGACTGATCTAGTATAATGAATATACTATGAAAAGTCTGCCCAATGTCGGTTCAACAATTTCCGTAAATTGTCAATATTACACTGGTCCTGCCGAGTTCACTGGCGTGGTCGTCAATCCTTACCGTTGGCTCAATGACGGTGAGTTCTGTTTACAAACTGGCAATCCCGCTTTCCCGGTGTCAGTTATCAATTTGAAAAATGTTGTTGATTTGAAAATACTTAAAGGTTCAACAACAAACATCCGTAAGTTCAAAGTCGCAGGTTCAAAAGGTGAATATATTGTAACATTGTCAGGTAAGCATTATTCGTGTTCCTGCATTGGTTTCAAATATCACAACAAGTGTAAGCATATCACATCGGTGAAAAATAAGATTACCACTTGACAAGTGGCTCATTCCTTGATATAATGGTGTTGTTATGATGATCAGAATATATTCCAGTTCGAAGAAAAAGAAGTTGACGAAGAAGCAATTGCAAGAACAGCAAGACTTCATTTCGTCAATCAACAAGATACCACTGCCGTCTGGCGGCAAGTATCCTGCTGTTGCGCCCAAAAAAGTGCAAAAAGCAAAACCAGTGTTTTCGTACAAACCTCCACGTGAGACTGTTCGTGCACCGTCTTTGCCAGATACTCACAAAGGTGCTTTGACTAAAACTGGTATCATGAAAGATTATCACAAACTCTCATCCTCCGACCGTGAGATTGTGAACGATGTTGCATCTTGTACGGCTCCTATCCACAAGAGTAGCTATACCTATGTTACTCCTGGTATGGATCCTGCAAGTCTTGGTCGGAAAAACGAGGTATTGTAATGCTTGACAATCTTGCCAAGTCATGCTATACTATTATTTCTATTGTTATTATGGAGTTTTGTTATGAGTAATAAATCTGTTGACTATTGGTCAAAACGTAAGGGCAACAAATCTGGTAAACCAGTTCGTTGGGAACGTCTGTTGATGGTTCTCGGCAATGGTGGTGTTGTGACTCTGAAAGAAATTCAAGACACAATGCAGTATGATACAATGTATCGTATCGGTGCTGAGATTCTTACGCTAAAGTACAACGGCGGTGTGGTAAAAGCACACAAGAATGGTCGTAATGTTATCGGTTACGAACTTATCAACTTCAAGCAGATGGTTGATACAAAACTTACACCACGTGGTTTCTCTGTGACACCAATCGTCGGTCGTGATGCTGGCATCGACAATCTTGCTGCACTGAACGCTAAACCTGCAAAAGCAGCAAAAGCGCCTAAAGCACCTGTGATTGAGGACGAAGTAACTGAAATCACTGAATAATCGGTTCCGGGGTATCGGCAGCGTTGCCGATATTAAAAGACAAAGACTGTCGGGAGACAGCCAGTGCGCCCCACTTTTATAAGGTGAATTATGTCTAAACTTAAAGAATGGTTTGCTGCCAAATATCTACAGATTGAGGCGCAAGCCATTAAGTCTATTGATACAGCAAATTTTTATAGTGATCTATTTACAGAACGACAAAAGTTCTATATGATTGTCACGTTCATGGCACTTCTTGCCACGACTGGCGCATATGGTGCTGTTCAGTTTATAGGTCTTGTTTATATTATGTCTAAATTAACACCCGAGGACAAAGATGAAAACTAAGTTTCTTATTCTTGTGCCGTTGCTTGCGTTGACTGCTTGCGTATCTGCGCCAGCACATAAAGACCCTGTTCATAATCCACAAGGACTAAACAGCGACGATTTGATTCGTACACAAATTGCAAAGATGGAAGCCATGCAGCGTGACATGGAACGCCGTGAGCAAGAACTAAAGATGCAACATCTCAAAGAGTTGCACACAATGCAACTGCAACAAAAAGCACCACACACAGTAAATACCAACTGCAAATTTTTCTGTTTCTAATGAATATTTTCTATCTTGACCACGATGTTACGAAATGTGCAGAGATGCACAACGACAAGCACGCGGTCAAAATGATTCTTGAGTATGCACAACTTCTATCTACCGCTCACCGTATTCTTGATGGTATTGCTGAGTCTGGTCTATCTAAAACTGGACGAAAGAAAACAGTTTATCGTTTGCCTGACAGCCGTGATAGTATATTGTATGGTGCTACTCACATACATCATCCATCTGCTGTTTGGGTGAGACAGTCTCGTCACAATTACATTTGGTTGGCAAATCTTTTGGTTGCTTTGTGTGAAGAATACACATATCGTTATGGCAAAACTCACAAAGTAGTTCGTGACGGTTTGTGTTACGCACTATTAAACGTTATTCCAACGAATATTCCAGACAAACCATTTACAGAGCCTACACCAGCAATGCCTGATGATGTCAAAATACTAAAAGAAATTCATACCGATCGGTATACACTTGATTCGTTAGCATCATATCGGAATTACTATATAAAGAATAAGACACATTTAGCCAAGTGGAAGAATCGACCGATTCCTGCTTGGTATACTGAAAACACTATTTGATGCCTACATACGATTTTTTAAATACTGAAACAGGTGAGACATTTGAGAAACTTCTGAGCCTTTCCGGCAAAGAAGAATATCTCAAAGAAAATCCACACATTCAACAAGTTCATCTCGGCGCCATGTCAATTGTCAGTGGCGTATCAATTACTGGTAAAGTACCAGATGGTTTCAAAGAAGTCCTAGCAAAAGTTTCCGAGAATCACAAACAATCTTCCGTGGCTAATCGTCATGGTAAGAAAGGAATCAAAGAATCTCAGACACAGAGAATCGTTGATAAACATTTAGGTAAATTTGGGCAGTAACTTTGTTATGCTAACTTGTCTTAAAAGGAGCAGGTATGGCAAAACGTTCGATGCAGAAAAAAGTAGCACTACTGAATGAATACATCACAAAAGAATTAGAGCGTGAAATAAAAACAGAAATAACTCAGATTGAAAAAGAACACTCAACTGCAAAGAACGAAAAGAAGTTTATAAGACCATACTTTAGTAGGAATCATTACTTTACATAATGCGAATATTTGAACACGTAAAATTACCACAGTTACAATTTGATCTAACTGCTGAAACTACCGATAGTGGTAGACTTTATACTACGCCAGAGGGCAACAAGTATAAGTCTATCACTACGGTGCTTTCTAATTACAA